CGTCCTCATAGGGGATATTGTCGATGCGATTAGGCAGGTTAGGAATTATCCAGTCAGGGAATGTCTCGCGGTCAGCAAGAATCCAGAAGGCGTGCGTCTCTGTGAATCCTGCTTTGCGTAGTGACTTGTAGTATTCATTCAGCGCAATGCAGTAAGCATCGAGAGCTGAGTAAGTATCTAAGTCTATGACTGGTCGCTTGCGTGCCATGAGATAAGTGTTACTTACCTAACAACTCGATGATGGTATCGACACGCGCTTCAAGGCGAGAGACCTGATCCTTGAGGCTTGAGCCGCTATTGGGTTTAAGTTCAGATAGGTAATGCTTGATCATGAACTGGGTATATGCAGCAAGACCACCAAGAACAGAGACAACAGCCACAGCCCAAGCAGCAAGGTCAGACGCGCTCATTACTTCTTAGGAGTTGCGTAACCAAATACGCCTGCGACGATTGAACCAAGAATTGAGCGGTAATCCAAAGCAAAGTTTGAGGTTGTTCCCCAGACTGCAAGGAAAGCACCAAGGCTCATTATTACGGGATTCTTCATATTCATACTGTGCCGCCTATCATCGGGATATTAAAGAACGAACCATCTGTATCGCCCTTTTTAGTGAAAGAAACATGGCAATGTTTAACATGCGGATTGATTCCCTTATATGCGACCCAACGCCAAAGGGACTTTCTAGAACATATCTTTCCGTTGAAGATGACATAAGCGATTCTCTTATCGCCACGTTTAGCGCAGAGTCGAAGCTGATCTGCAAGGTCAGGCATGAGGTCTGGCTTTGCTTTTCCAGATAAATCCCTGTCAATATCAACCGCTCTGACGATGCCCTGTTCATCAGGATTGTGATCAGAAGGACGCGCTGAATGACGTGTATCGCCAATCCAGCCGTCGGAGGTGCGGTCTCTGTCAGGGTAACAATCATCGACTTGAAGCCTTAACTGTTGCCCTGCTTTGCATAACTTTGGGGTCATGCCAATAGGAGCTTGGCTTCGTCTGCTGTGATCCCGAGCTTCTCAAGAAGTGCAGCCTTAGCAGTAGCAGCGGCTTCTGCCTGTGCTTCTTCTTCTGCCTTCTTCTCAGCTGCTAACTCTGCCTGATAAGCAAGTTCAGCAACCTCAGCGTCGGTGAGTTCAATGATTGACTCAACGCCTGTCTCGCAGTTGATTTCGATTCGTGTTGGATTAGGCATTTTTATTTACTCCATATAGATAGGCGGTTGAGTATTGGGAGAAGTTTCCACTAGCTTGAGCAGTTAAAGTAATTTGATTTATCGCTGCAGTATTTGTCCACAAGCCAGCGTGAAATTCCGTTCTACTTTGAGTAGCATTGTTCTCTGTTACATAATCCATTGAAAATGATTTGTTTGTAGAACCTGCGTAGTTTGGAATATAAATTTGTACATTTCCAAAAGTCAATGCAGTTGCACCAGATGAAGGAATTCTAACAACTGTTGCAGTTGCAGATTGAGAAGTAGCAACGCTTCCATCACCATAAAGCAATTTATCTGTAAAACTTGCAGATGAACCATTAAAGGTTAATAAAGAATCTGTCCAAGCAATAGAAAAAGGATTGTTATCCATTCTGCCACTAAAAACTAACATTAAATCAGTGTAAGTACTTGGTATAGAAGTGAAGTTAATGGAAGAAGTTCCACCTGCACCCACAGTATAAGAAGCGATTAACTCAAAGGTGTTTGCCATAGTTATGCCGCCTTAATTCCGTATAGGGTAAGAGTCCCATAAAGCGCATTAGAACCCATCAACTTGATTGTGTTAATTGCTGAGGTAGAACGCCATAAACCGACCATTGCATCTGTGCCGTTGGTGGCTTTACCTACTCGCATAAGAATAGATTTATATGTAGTGGCGTTTGAGTAGTTCTGAAATTGCCACATAGCAGCGTTCGGGTCAGAACTCACTCCAGGTGCAGCCGCGTAATCTGCGTACCAAGATGTTTGGTTTGATTGACGAGCAGAGATGGCACTTGAGCCGTTGCCATAAAGAATAGTTTGGCTGTAATTGCTACCCGTATCGACTGAGCCGCTTCCTACTTGAATGTTTGTATTTACTGCCGAACTTGCTTGAGTTAAAGCTCCAACAAGAATAAGGTCTGTGTAACTTCCAGATATTGAAGTAAAGGTGTAAGAAGTAGCACCCGATAAAGTAGTAGTCGCAATCGGGGTATAGGTTGAGCCTGCTGCCATCTGATTTACCCCTTAATTCCGTATAGTGCGAATTGACTATATTCGACGAACCCTGTGCCATAAGTCGGAATAATTGTCATGCTGCTAATTGCAGAAGTCGAACGCCAGTTAGTAGAGCCGAACCAAATCCAACCACTTCCATTTTGGTCGCGACCAACTAGGGAACGAGTTGTCTTATACGTGTTTGTATTTGCATATTCCAGAATATCCACCACGCCAGCACCGAACATGCTTGCACCAGCTGTTGTTGCAGTAATGTCACCATTTCGAGGAAGGTCTGTGCTAGCACCTGCCTCGGCATAGACCGCACTTCCTGAGCCTTCTAAAGCATGCCAAGAATAGTTTGCGCTTGTGTCGCCATTGAAGCGAATTGTGAAGAAATCATTTGCTTCACCACTTCTAGCAATTCTTCCTAAAAGGCGCAGTTGGAGATGCTTGTAAGTGCTAGGGATTGAACTGAATGAAATCGAGCTAGACCCACCTGAGCCAACTGTGACTGTGGCAATAGACTCATAGGAGTTTGTAGATGCTGGCGCACCCGCCCCTGAGAGAAGCCCTGAGATTACGTTAAGCAATCGCGCCCACCACATACCAAGTGTCTATAGCAGTCTTGATGCAGACCGCTGTCTTGTATTGAGCCAAGGTTGGAGAAGCTGCAACTGCACCCGCCGAAAGGACTGTGGTTGTGCCAGAAGTAACTGCGCTGATTGTTACCGCACCTGCTCCCTTGTTAAGAACTGTAATCGCTGTGCCTACTGGGAACGCTACTGAAGCGTTTGTAGGAATCTTGAAGGCTACTGCTGTTGCCTTGTTCATAGGGACTAGGACTTGGTACTGATCCGCTAGAACTGCGGTGTAGTCCGCTGTCTGGTCTGAGCCTACTGTAAAGGCGGTTAGCGAGTTATAGATTGCCGCTGTTAGTACGTCGCCTGTGGTGACTGGAAAGGTTGCCATGTTGCTCCTAGTAGCTCAATGTAGATATGCCGATTATACCGTAAGTGCTGCTTCCAATGATGAAAGCATCGAGGATAGGCTCAAGAGTTGTGATTGAGACTGTCATCTTGTTGGGTGTTATATCCCATGCAAAGCCTTGCGCTTGCAGGGTTTTCACAATCGTTGAACCTTCTTGGGTCACGTTTGTAATCTTGAGGTTGTCGAAGTAGTCCAAGCCAATCATTGTGTCGGTTGGTACTGCTGGGTCTAGCAAGTCCACAGTCATCTCGTCAATGCGGATTGTGGTCTCTTTGCGAGTATTGACGTAATTGCCAGCAATGCCAGCAATGATGGTATCTGTCTCGGCAATGAGGTTCTCTTGAGTCAAGCCATGAGGGAAATACTTATCGATAGAAGTCTGGCTATAAACGTTCTGTGCTGTACCGCCTACGCGGTTGAACTTCACGTCGTTGATAATGAGCTTGTCATCGAAGGCGTACTTGACTGAGCGGTAAGGGATACCTGTTGTCTGATTGAACTCTGTAGGAGTAGCAGCAAGGGTTGAAGCTACCTCAAAGCGAGACTTGAATACCGCTGTGCCATCTGGACTCATGTAGAACGCGCCAAGTCCTTCTGAGAACTCTGCATTCTTGACCGCTTCTAGGGTTGTGCGGATAGTTGCAGGATCAGCAACGCAGGTTGTTACGCCTGTTGCGATGGTGCGCATAGAGGAAGGCCATTGCACGTCATCGAGGATTTTGCCGATGCGTGTGCCAGTTGTCTGGCCTGCTGGAGTGTCCGCAATAGTTCCCACGTTAGCCATTTGTAGAAGGCGAAAGCCGTCGGTGCAGAGAATATCAACGTAAGCAGTCTCTTGACCTACAGGGAAGGTATAGCGGTAATCATTGACGTAACCAGAGAATAGGAAATGTTCTGCTGTTGCTGTTGTTGCTGAGATGCGCAGCTTACGCAAAGGCACTAGATAGCCGTAGTAGGGCGATGAGGGGTTCTGTGGGTTGAAGTAACCCTGAGGGTCTAGGACTCGCACAATGGCTGTGCCAGCCTCGTAGGTGTCCTTCATGATGTTGCGACCACGACGAATTGAGATGGAGTAAACGTCAGGAGTGAGATCGACTGTAGGGATAACTACATCAGATGAGCCAAAGCGGTTCACGCCAATCACGCCGTTGTCGGGTGAACCTATGACGAACCCTGCTCCGAATGTTGCTCCAGAACTAAAGTCGAAAGAGACTGCTATCTGTGCAGGTAGCGCCATTACTCAAAGCCGCCTGTACGTCGATTGACGTAAGTCTGGTTGCCAGATGAAAGGCTTTGCTGCATAAGGTTTTTAGCGATTGTGTTGGTTAAGTCTCCATCGCCTGTAATCTTTAACTCGATTACTTGAGGACCTTGTACCGCTCCTGTAGGAGTTCCGTAAGTACCTGTTGGAGGCGGTGTAAAGCCAGTTACAGGCACGTTGGTAGTCACGTTGCTAGAGACTCCCACGCCTGATGCGGCTGCTGCCGCTGCTGTACCAACTGGAGCATTGACTGTCATGCTTGCAATCTGGCGAGCCTTTTCTGCAATCTTGTCTAGATAGGCTTCCCATGAAGCAAAAGGGTTCTTAGCTGCTGGAAGGCTTGCAAGGTCGCGAGCAATCTGCTCACCAAGTCCTTGAGCCTTTGCAAGTTCATAAGTTAAGCGACGAGCTTCATCTTCATTGCCTAGAAGCAAAGCGAACTGAAGTTCTAAACGCTTGCGATCTTCTTCAGATAACTTGCCCTTTAGCGCAGCAATAATCTGAATTTGCTCAAGGTCAAAAATTGAGCCAGCTTTCTTAAGTGCTGTTTGCTTCTTGAGTTCTGCTGTCTGCTTATTTTGAGCAGCAAGTAATTCCTTCTGGCGACGAGCGGCATCTCTAACTGCTTTATTAGCAGCTGCTTGATCCAACTTAAAGCCTGTGACTGCGTTGTTGTTTGGATCAAAAGCCTTACCGGCTGCATAAGCGCGTTTGCGAAGAATCTCTTCCCATTCCTTGATTCCAGCATCACCCTTCTTTAACCAGTTCTTAGGGTTGAACCAGAACTTAAGAAGAAAGCCGAACTTTTCAACACTAGTAATAAGGTTGGCAATTCGCTCGCCTACTTTTTCGATATAAGTAATTAGTTCAGTTGTAGTAGATGCACCACTCAAAGTCATGAGCGCATTAACCAATGACTCGCCGATGGCTTCCTGCGCTGCGCCTACTGCTGTAGTGATTGCTTCCATCTTGCCAGCGTAAGTCTCTAAATATGCCGCTGACGATCCATCGAATTGCTTATTGAGACGAACCATAATCTCTGTGAAAGACATGGTCTTGAGTTCAGCTTGGGTAAGACCGAGGTTATATTTCTTGAGTCCTCGGGTGTTGCCTACATAAGCGTTTGCTAAGTCCTGAGCAACTGTGGCAAGGTCAATACCTGAACCTCTTGAGGTTTCAATGGCTGTGTTAAGAAGTTGCTGTGCCTTAGTGACTGAGCCAGTAGTCGTAACCAATGCTTGAAATGCTGGGCGTAGAACGTCATCTGCTATTGCAGAACTGCGCTCTAAGTCGCTAATAAACTTTTCCACGTTGGCTTGCTCAAAGGCTAGACCAAGGTTCTTGATAGCAATGGTTAGCATCTGTGCGGATTTCTGATCTTCTGCAAAAGCCTTGACTGATGCTTTGCCAAAATTGTAAATCTGCTTGGCTGCAAAGACTGTAGCAATCTGCTTGCCTAATTTGCCAACGGCTTTGTCTAATCCAGTAGTCGCCTTGCTTGCTTCCTTGAAGGCTTTCTTGCCCTTAAATTCAGCAGCTACGTCAATTCTTAAATCTGCCATTAGACCTTATCCTTCATTGAATCAAACTTGTCGCGAGCCTTAAAGATTGCCTTGATTACACCATCTTGAGCTTTGCCACGATCTTCTTCATAGGCTCTAAAGATTGCACGACCTGTCATCTTCTGACCTTGACCAGATAACTTGCCGCTCAATTTAGGAGTGAAGTTTCCAGTCACGCCTGACTTACGTCCTGCGGTTTCATAGATAGCACCAGCAGCGGACTTATTAAAGATAGAAGCCAAAGCCTGAAAGCCATTGCGGTTGGGCTTGCTAGGTGATGACTTAAAAGTAATTCCTTTACGGGCAATGCCTTGATCGTAGTAACGACTAGCCCAACGACCACCAGCGTTAGGACGCTTCAGCCAACCAGAAGGTGCTTGCTCATTGCTAGGAAGAAAGCCTCGCGCTTGAGTAACTACTGGCTTGAGAAATGAAGCAATCTCTTTGCTAGTTTCCTTTGCCAATGTAGGCTCAACAATAGACAAGGCTTTACGAAGAGCGACCGCGCCTTGCAACTTTACTGGCATCGTTTCGCTCCTTCGCTATGTCCTTGAGGACTTCTACATGTGCTTTGAAAGCCATTGTAGGTAGTTCCACAATGGTGTTGAAAGGAACTCCATACTCGTAACTCAAGCGAGCTGCGAGATAGGTGAGGGAGTTCCGATCTACCCTAAAGGGTCAGACTCTAAGACCTCAACTGACTTGAGAGTCTCAAGGAACTGTTCCCCGAAAGGCTTGACTGTTTCACCCGAACGTCGAATTGCTTCCCAGCACAGCCAGTAAACGTCTGACTGCTTCTGATCTTCGATAAGAGCTTTGTGAAAGCCCTTCTTGGCGTATTGCTCGAAGGCATATTCAATCAGCGGAGTAATTTCATACTCTGTTACTGAGTTGTCTGCCCTTGTTACCTTGAGTTTTGCCATTGTTAGCCCCTTAGTTAGTTATTAGGAAGTTGTGATTGCTACTGTACCAGAGACGTTCCAAGTTACAGACTGAGTTGATAGATCGCCAACTGCACCATTGATATCGGTTGTGTTGTTGATAAGGCAAGTCATTGTGTAAAGAGGGTTTGTCGCTGAAGTTGCAGCTGAAGTCTGCTTGAGTGTAACTGTAGCGTTGTTGCCCCATTGTGCCTGAAGTGTCTGGAGAACGTTCGCTGTAGCTGTGTCGTTGAGGAAATCAATAGTGACTGAAGAAGCCTCTAGACCCTTGACGAACTTGTGACCTGAATCACCCATTGCTGTTACTTCGAGTTCATCGAATGAGCGGTTGAGTGTTACAGATGTGACGTGGTTTGAGAGATCAACTGCATTGACAGTTAGAACTACTCCGTTGCTTAGAAATACTGCCATTTCAGTTATTCCTCATCTTTCTTGGTAGTTGGCTTTGGTGCTGGTGTTGTTGCTGGAAGCTGCCCGATCTTGATTAGAAAGTCAGCTTGCTCCTTTGTCCAATCGTCCATCGATTAGCTCCATTCCGTTAGGGTGCTTAGTGCAATGTCGCACGTAAGCAAGTCTCCAGAAGCGATTGACAACACGCTTGGCGCGCTGACGCTTCCGACGTTAAATACAATGCTGGACGCTTCAAGGAGCGCGAACACCCGAACTACGTCGGCTTCGATGCCAGCAAGGTTGCCCTCATTGTCTAGCAATGGGACAAGGATAGAAATCTTAAAGTTAGCCATAGGGCTGATTGCTGTGTAGTCATTGTTAGACGGCACGATGTAAGGATCAGCTGGAGTGACAATGACGCTGTTGGCAATAGGCGTCGCAGGAGGAAAACTAAATACTGAGTACTTTGTGTTATCTGTAAGAGCCGAAGCAATGCTAGAGCGGAGTGTTGTTATTGCTGGCATTAGCCCACCATAGAGCGAGGGTCTAGATAAGGTGCAAGAAGCCCACGAACGCGAGCCATGAGTGTGTTACCCATGCGGTAAGGGCTTGGAGTGTAACCGTCGATAGATACGCCACCAGAAGAAGGAGCTTGACGGCTCTGCCAGATGTCAATCGAAATCATAAGGCTTGCTTCTTGAATTGCTGGGACTGTTGAAGGATCAAGATAAGTTTCTGCCGTGACCAAGCCATAAGGATTGACTGGGTGGTAAGGGGCTGCTGTGTTGTTGTTGCCTGAGATGGCGTAAGTAATTGAATACTCGCCTACCTCTGTGATTGTCTTATTGCCGTTGTGCTTAGACCCTGAGCCTGAGATAACTACGGTCTGCCCAACGTAGAACACGTCCTTAGTTGGTTCATCAAAGTAAGAAGTGCCAGTTGTGGTTGTGTTGCTGTGTCCAATTAAAGGAGTTGTATTAGCCCAGATAAATGGGAGTAGCACGTTGTCTGCTGCGTCGCATACTTCTTGCAGGGTAGCGTCAGCGTAGAGAGTGCCTACGCCTAAAGCTGTGCGAAGTTCTGCAACCGTTGTGAGAGACATGCTATTCCTTTCTAAAGACTTGAGGGGACTACAAGGGCTCTGGTAGCCCCCTCAAGCGACTTAGGGTATTGCTATTATGTAAGGTTGAACTTACGAACGCCCTTACCTGACTTAGCAAGGTAGATAGCGAGGTAACCGTAAAGGTTGATTTCAATTTCGCCTGATGTAAGGACATTGACGCGAAGCTGAGTTGTAGGTGATTCCCATGTGTACACAGATGCCGGTGCAACCAAGAACGCTGAGTTATCAACGATGCCTGATGTTGAGATGTTGTGATCCACGATGAGGTCTGTACCAAGTACGCCACCAACAACGCTTGTAGCAACTGCGTTGCCTGATGCGTTCTGTGTTGCGCCCTGTGCTGAGTAGAGTGCGCGACCTGTTGAGTCTGCGTATCCTGCGATAGCAGCCCACTGATCTGTTGAAGCTACGAGCTTGTTAGCGAAGTCTCCACCTGTGCCCTTGTAAGCTGCTGCGCCTTCTACAGAAACGAATGACTGGAGACCAGCCGCTGTTGCTGCTGTTGTCGCTGCTGTTGTACCAGATGCTACGAACGCTGCAAGAAGTGCTGCGTCTGTTGCCTTCTCGTATGCCTTGCGAAGTTCTGCCATCATGAGTTCCATGAATGCAGGTGATGAGCGATCTACAAGCTCAAAAGAAACACGCTGAAGTCCTGAGAACTTGTTGATATCGATTGTGTCGTAAGCAGATGTCATGCCTGTTTCAGATGGTGCTGAACCTTCGTTTGTGTCTGCAACTGTTGGTGCAACGTCTGCTGAAGATGCGTTTGTGTAGAGACGTGGGACTGTGAATGACATTCCGTCGATTCCTGCAAGTGAGCCGCGTGTTGCTGCTTCAAATGCTGGACGACCTGTGAATGTATCTGTGATGAATGTGTTGAGGTGTGAAGGCAATGTAAGACCTGTGTTAGTTGATGTTGAGTCATCTGCTGCACGAACTGTGCGGCGTGCTTCGTCATCGCCTAGAGCTGCCTTCATTGATGCTTCGAGGTATTGTGCTGATGAAATTGGCGCAATGCGCTCCTTGACTTGGAGATTCGCTACAACTGTTGGGCGAGCCGCTTCGACTGCTGCTGCTTCAACTGCTGGAGCTTCTACCGCTGTGGTTGATTCTTCCACTTGTGGCTCGCTTTCTGGTTGGGTTTCTTCTGCTGGGATAACTTCCTCAGCAGCGATCTCAAGCACCTGAGCAGACTTAAAGGCTGGCTCTGTTACTAGAGAAACTTCTTTTAGCTTTGCAGCTGTGACGACGATGTGTCCGTCGCGTGATGGCTTCGATGCGATAACTTCTGCACCTACTGAAAGACCTGATACAAGTCCTTCCTGTGCCTGAATAAGTGCATCGTTGCCACCTGTAGAACGTGAGAGCTTGAAAGTTGCATAGATTCCGTCTGCGCGTGTTTCCGCAGCAATCATGCGACCAACTGGCTTTTTCATGTCGTGCTGTGATAGCAACTTAATCTTTGAAACGTCAGCAATGTCAATAGACCCTGCCTCGAATACGACTCCACCCATATTGGTGTTGCCAATCTCGCCTGTACCCATAGGCACAATCTTGCCTGAGATTTCGCGACGTTCTTCGCTGCACTCAATAGATGAGGCTTCGATTATTAACTGTTCCATTAGCTCATTCCTTCGCTTCCGTTGGGAGTTAAATCTGTCATTTCCATCGCTTGCTCTGTAGAGATAAGTCCAAGGCTTAGGAGCTTCTCAATTACCTGTAGTTCGACCAATGGGTCGCTCTTTAGGAATGAGTCAAAGACTGCAAAGCGAACTTCGTGACCTGCGGTAGAGATGTCGTCCATCGAAAGACGAGCCTGAATCGCTTGAACGTAAGGCTCGATAGATAGCGCATAGAATTGCTTGCGCTCATCTTGTACGTTCGCATAAGTCATGGTTGTGTTCTGATCTGCTGAAAGGTAATACGCAGGGACGTTCATTGTGCGAGCAATCTGTGTTGATAGATTTTGGATTGCTTCGTTGTACATCATGTCTTTAGGACTGAAAGATACTGGTGAGTAATCGAGAGTAGAAGTCAAGTAAGCTGTTGAGTTATTAAGACGGCTACGCTTCCAAGCTGCGAGAAGTCCTTGAACCTCATTAGGAGGTAGGTCTGCGCCTGTGTTCTTCAAGAATCCTGCTGGTTGCGCTTGTGCTGAGTTCACTGCTGCTGCACGATCTACATCGATAGCTGCTTGGATTGTGCGGCTGCCGCGTTCTAGTACGCCTTCGTCGAATCCCTGAATTGTAACAATGTCATTCATGTCGATTGCCTTAGCATCGACGTAATACTGTGTAACGAACATGCCTTCAAGATCAGTTGTAAAGGTGACGCGTGAGTTGGCAACCCATTCAAATTGCGCAGGGCGACCATCTTCTGCATAGCGTTCAGTAACTAGGAGATAAGCAACTCCGTAGAATAGAAGTGAATCAACGCACCAAGTTAGTGTTACGAATGATGGCTGAGACTTAGATAGTTGCTTAATCCAACGAGGAGGAGCAATTACCTCACCTGTTGATGTCTTGTAATACTCAAGAGGAATTGACGCAACTGTTCCGCAGATAAGATTGCGGGCTCGCGCTACAGAAGGGACGCTCATTGCGTCATGGCGTGAGATTCGTGCAAAGATTGCGTTATACAAGCTAGGCATATTTTCGCCCATGACTTGTGGTGCGTACTGCGCTTCTAAGATTTGTGGCTTACGCGAAAAGAGACCCATAGAGGGCAATTATACACTAGATGTAGGTCATTCGCTGTAGATTGCCGCTACCTGTTGTGGTTTCGTTAATTGATGGACAACCATTGCAGTAGAGATTGCACCCGATACATCGCCTGCCGATTTACGTTTAACAATGCGCCATGAAGAGTCGTTAGTCTTAGCTGCGCAGTTATTCATCTGCTGTACCCAGTTCTCTTGACCTGAATGAACTAGGCGATGGTTTACGAGGCTATCAAGTAAATCACCGCATGCCTGATAGAACGCAGCCCCTGATATATCCATTGTCATGCAACCTGCGTTAGTGAGTCGGTCTGCGATTGATTGCGCTGTGTATTTATCAAAGCAGATTTGACGCGGGCGATATTGGTCAGCCCACCCCTTTATATCTGCTGCAATTTTAAGATCGTCTACTGAGACTTGGCTTTCCCACGTTTGGAGAATCCCCACACCGATTCGACCATCAGGCAATATCTGACCAGCAACGAGGCTCGCATTGCGGCGAGAAGGAGACACGTCGAAAGCAAAGACTGTATAACCGCCTGGAGGAATCGTGAGTGAGGAGTCGGACGTGTCCTCAAGGACTCCATGAGGCCAAGGAGAGCTGAGAGAATCAATCCATTGACATAACAACTCAGTTCTAGTGTTTTCAATAGGGCTAGTTGCAACTGCTTCTTCAAGGGCTTCCTCCGTAATTGTGTAACCGAGTGCAGGGTTAGCCTGAGCCCACGCTGCTCTGTCTGTAATCTTTGCGTATTGGGGAGCTGAGTACTCATAAAAGCCAAAGCTCTTTGGAGGATTCTCTAAGGCTCTTTCACGCATGCCGTTTAGGACTAGCGAGAAAGCGTCTCCTGCATTAGAGGTAAGAAGCGTCTGAGAATTTGGACGCGCTCTAGTTGTAGGAATTGCTGCTCGGTAGCCTTCTTCGCTGACTTCTCGGAGCTCGTCAATGTAGAGGAAGTCCGCAGTTCGTCCGCGAGAGCCGTCTCTAGTAGCTGCAACAACGTCCAGCCTTGAGCCGTCCAGCATTTCAATAGATTCAGTTCCGTTGGCATATCGGATTTGTTTGACGAATCCTTTGAGGTGGTCATTGTTCTCCAAAACATAAGCAACTTGTCGGAAAGTGTCCAGAGCCATCGAACGGTTCGAGGACATAATCAGAATGTTCTTACTATCCCATTTGAGTAGGTGAGCAAGGATAAGCATGCGGGCTAGATGAGTTTTGCCATTCTGACGTGACAGGAGGCACAAATTTAGCTTACGAATAAACATACCGTTCTTGTCCACAGTCAGCATGTCCTTAAGAACGTACTCCTGCCACGGTAGTAATGGCATGCCGATAATCTCGCAACTGGTATTGCTAATGTCATTACTGGTACTGCTTATTATGTAAAGCAGTTACTAGACAATCCAATTATTAAGAACTTGCTTAAAGCAGCTTATTGGCTGGCTACCCACACAGGCGCGTTGGCTGGCGTTAAGCAAGTAGCCGATAAGGGTCAGGCTTTAAGAAAAGAAGAAAAGACTCCAGAACTTACAGCCTCACAGAAGGCTTTGCTTGAGTCACAACGTAAGCAAGCAGAAGCCAACGCAAAGATTGTCAAAGCTCAGAAGGCTGCAACAGCGGAACAAAAGAAGCAGACAGCACTTAAAAAGGCTGGCACGATTTTTGACCTAGAGCAGATTCAGATTATCGCTGCACTCAAGGGCAAGGTATCTGATGAAGATCGCAAACGCCTTGAACTACAGTTTGCTTTACTCCTAGGTAATGAAGAAGAAGCCAAGCGTCTAACATATGAACTAGCCAAGGCTCAAGGGCTAGGTGAGCAGATTGCTCGACAACTAGCAAGCCTTCCAGCAGCCAAGAATCCTTTTGCTTCATGGGAAGCCTATCTTGACATGATTGCTGAAAAGGCAAAGCAGATTGCTAACATGACAGTCAATGCTCCTACAGGTACAGCAGCAGCGGCTGCCGCATCAGGCGTAGGAGTCTCTAGCAACGTGACTACCAATGTGCCCGTAACGGGCTTTACGCCACCCCCTACTGGTACTTACGGCACTCCTACAGGACCAGTCCAAGGTCCACAGGTAATCGAGCTAAAGATTACAGGCGACGGAGACTTGACCAACACAATCGCTAAGAACCTTATGCAGCAAAGCCTTTCATCTGGAAACCAGACTTACGTCAATCGACGCACAGGTGGCTTTGAGTGAGCCTACCTGCACAGATAGCAGTCTCGTTCGACTTTAGCTCTGGTGCAACATTCGGAGCAGGGTTCGTCATAGGTTCACCCGACAACGGCGTGATTGGCGTAAACCGCTTTGGCTCATCTGATGTAGTTATCCCTACAGTTGATTTAACGCCTGACGTTTACTCAATATCAATTCGTCGTGGGCGCAATATCATGAAGGACACCTACGAGGCTGGCACAGCCATTGTGCGCGTTCTTGATCCGCAGGGTAACTTCAACCCCCAGAACCCAGATTCTCCGTACGCAGGCTACTTGTCGCCTTTGCGTAAGCTGCGCATCTCAGCAACGACAGCAACCGCAGAACACTTCCTATTCTCTGGCTATGTCAATGATTACCGCTACACCTTCCCTGTAGGTCAGGAAACTGCTTACGTCGATATTCTTTGCACAGACGGCTTCCGCCTTCTCCAGATGGCTAACGTGGGAACTATTGCAGACACTCCAGCAGGCCAGACAACTGGCACACGCATTGGCAAGATTCTTGATGACGTGCAATGGCCTGCTTCTATGCGCACCATCGCGACAGGTGTAACCACCTGCGTTGCTGATCCTGCAACTATCCGCACCACCCTAGAAGCGGTCAAGAACGCAGAGTTCTCAGAAGGACTTGGCGCGTTCTACATGAGTCCAGACGGCACAGCAATCTTCAAGTCTCGCTCTGAGGTAGCTTCAACCCTTGCTGCCACTCCAACAGAGTTCAACCAGACAACAGGTATCCCTTACCGCTCAGTCAAGTATGCCTTCGATGACAAGCTCATTATCAACGACGTGAAGTTCAACCGCGTAGGCGGTACAGCACAGAACGTATATAGCCAGACTTCTATTGACAAGTATTTCCCTCATGGCTTGACTCAGGAGAACCTCATCGCTGAGACAGACACCATCGTTGCTGGCATTGCTGGCAATTACGTCAACACTCGCAAAGAGACCACTATCCGCATTGACGAGATGACTGTGGACTTGCTAGACCCAGCAGTACCAACCGACACAATGATTGGCTTGGACTATTTCGACAACCTACAGATTACAAACGTGACCCAAGAAGGTTCAACGATTGTGAAAACCCTGCAAGCGCAAGGCTTTGCATGGGATATAACCCCAAACAAGATGACAGTCTCAATCACAA